GGAATACAAGGCGGTAATGAAGCCTTCGTGGAAGATATCGTCAATGAACAGTCCATCCAAGAAGAGGTGGATACAACCCAACAGGAGTTTCAGGAACAAGCCCCTGCTGTAGATTACGAAGCAGAAGCAAAAAAGTTTCAATCTATGTATGATCGTGCTCAAGCCGAGAATGCAAAATTGCAACAAGGTGCTCAACTACTTCAATTACTAGAGCAAAGACCTGATCTTGTAAAAACTCTGGAAGACGGTATAGCTAACCCACAAGGTCAAAACCAGAGCACTCAAGAAGTAGCTCCCGCTGTTGATGACTTCAATCCTTGGGATGCCTTTACAAATGATAACTCTGAATCAGGTAAGTATGTTAATCAAAAGATTAATAGCAAAGTTGATCAGTTGGTATCTGAAAGGTTAGCCCAGCAACAGCAACAGATGCAGGCTGAGATGCAAATGCAAAATACGGTAAATGAATTACGAGGAACATATAAGTTGTCAGATAATGACATCCAAGACTTCTTGCAGTTCACTACCCAACCAAAGGAGCGAGTAGGTTTAAATAATTTAGTAAAGCTCTGGCAGATGCAGAATGGTACTTCTGTTGCGAACAACGATACAATGGAAGCGGTAAATGCGGCTAAACAAGCACCCAGAACTGCTGGTGTACTTCAAGGACAAGCTCCTCAGTCTCCAAAGACTGATTCGGACAAAGTATTTGATAACATCATGGGTTCTGGTAGTGGAGCGGCTTTACCATAATAATAAACACATACTAAGAGGTATATAAATGGCAATATCATATAATACTGGATCTTTAAAGTCCAGCGATATTTCTGCTCAAGCTTCTGATGCAAGTGTAGGATTTAGACCCGATAGAAGACGAATTTTTAATTTCGGTGACAGAGTTGCCGAATTGACTCCTGAAGAGTCACCATTCTTCGTCTATCTAAATAGGGTTTCTAAAGCACCTACTGATGACCCAGTCTTCCGCTATCTAGAAAACCGAAATCAAATTAGCTTTACAGATCGTTCATTTCTGTTAGCGGCTGATGTCAATGGTGGTTCTGCTGTATCAGCAGGTTCTTCGTATTCATTTGAAGTAGATACTGCGGGTGGAGCGGCTGTTGAATATTTGGTTAAGGGAATGGTTTTTGCAGTAAATACCGTAGGTAATGCAACACCAGACTCTGACGATACAAGTGGCTATGGTCAAGCGTTGGTAAGAGTAGATTCAGCAATTTCTCATGGATCAAGTTCGTCTACTTTCACAGGAAAGATTATTGACGTATCTAATTCAGGAGTTTCAGGTTATAATGTTTTAGAAGACAATGACCCAGCACAAATCATTGGAACTTCATACGAAGAAGGTTCTGGTTCTCCAGATGTTTTTTCAAGTGAAATTGAAGATGGATTTGGCTATACTCAGATCTTTAAAACAGCGGCTGAAATGACAAACACAGCATACGCTACACGCTATCGTGGTTATCCCGATGAGTGGAGTCGTATCTGGGCTACTAAGCTCAGAGAGCATAAGATTGACATTGAAAGAGCTATGCTCTTCGGTCAAAAAGCTCGTGTTGGTGGTATTCAGTACTCTGAAGGTCTAGTAGGACACATTGTAAAAAATGTTAATCCTGTTGCAAACGATGCGGCTTTCAGCTATTCTTCTGGAAGTGCTTATCATAGAACTGTAGCACAGTCTGAGATGACTTACGATAGATTACTTAGTGATCTTGAAGTAATTTTTGATCCGGCTCGTGGTGGTGCTTCTGATAAGCTAGTACTTTGCTCACTACCAGTAATTACATTCTTTAACAAGTTAGGTGCAGATGCTTTCCTAAATCAGTCTTTACAATCTGGTGCTTCAACCGATGTTAACACTGGTGCATCTCTTGCTCGTTATAATATGTCTGAAAGACAAGGTGCTTTTGGTCATAGTATAATGGTAATTGATACAATTCATGGAAGACTAAACCTAGTTAAAGAACCTCTATTCAGAGGTATTGCTTCTGGCTTTATGTTAATGGCTGATATGAGTCAATTAGCTTACAGACCTTTAATTGGTAACGGTATTAATCGTGATACACAAGTAATGACTAACGTACAGTCTGCTGATGAAGATCTAAGAAAAGACATGATCTTAACTGAAGCAGGTCTAGAAGTTACCCTTTCTGAGTCTCACGCATTATACAACCTAGAAGGAGTGTAAAATGAGAAGTGATTACTTAAATAGTAACAGTGGTGTATCAAACTTTGATTTAAAAATCAAAAAGGTAACTGCTGATATTGCATTAACAGATGCTGATAGTGGTTCAATAATCATGGTTAACCCCACTGCAACAACAGAGGTGGATCTACCTGCTTTGTCAAGTCTTAGTTCTGGTTGGCATTGTAAAATCGTTTTAACTGAAGATACTGATGGATCAGATCAGGGAATGGGTCAAAAAGTTAATATTGACTTTGGCTCAGGAAATGATATTGTAGGTTTAATTGGTGGAATTGGTGATGGCGATGCAGGTGATCAAGCTGTTAACAATGATGATTACATTGCTTGTACTGCTAATGCTAGTCCGGGTGATATGTTTTCTATCTTCACAGATGGTGCAAGATGGTATGTTCATGGTCTAGTAATGGATGCAAGTGAAACACCATTTGCCACTGCGGCAGGTTAAGAATCCGAATACATAAGGATAACAGTCTATAGTACTGTGGGGAGGTTCAATAAAAGTTCCTC